GAGTATGTGGAGATGATCGTCTCTCCGATTGCCAGCGCCTTGGATGCCTCGAAAGATGCACGGCCGCCATTGGCCAGCAGCGTGGAAAGCGCATTCATGGCGCCCGCAGTGAGCGACAACCTTGCATCCGCAGCCTGCTGCTCCACCTTCAGCTTCGCCTGCGCATAGCGCCGGTTCAGGTTTTCTGAGATCTGCAGGCCGCGCTCTTCGGTGATCAGCCCGGCCTCGATGGAATCGGCGACAATCTGCTGGCGCGCGATGTGCGACTCCTGCAGCCGCATCTCCTCGCTCATCAGCTCCTCTTCCAGCTTGGCGAAACGATCCGCGAGCTTCTGGTCGATCACGCTTGCCGCCTCGCCGGTTACCGGATCGGTGGCCTCGCCCGCGATCTCGCCGCCGGTGTCGGCACCCGCAAGCCTCTCGGCGGATGCCGCACGTCCCTGTTCGAGCGCGGCGAAAATCTTGGCGCCTACCTGGTCCACCTTGTCGCCGAATGTGTCGTAGTCACTGGTAAGCTTATCCAGAGACTCGGCGCCGGTGGCGACGATGCCGGTCTTGATATCAGCCAGATCCTCACGCAAAGAGGTGACGTTTTCCTTCATCTTTGCATATACATCGCCGACCGATCCCGGAAGCTCCTCAAAACCATCAGCCAGCTTCTGCATACCTGAGAGGATCACATCAAAACCTGTGATCGTTGTCAGCGCCAGCGCATCGACACCGACACGCACGCCATCGATCACCAGGCCGACGCCCTCGAAGCCCTTGGCCAGCATGGCTCCGGCCACCACGCCGCCCTGCATGGCGGTCACCAGGCCATCGCCGATATCGTGGGCCAGCGCCTTGATCTCCTCATCGTTGGCGGCCACCTCTTCCATCAGCACGGACAATGCCGACTTGGCCGCATCGAATGCTCCACCATCGCCGACATCGGCCTCGAAACTTGTCCAGCTGTCGCCCATGTTGGAAACCATGCCATCCCATGATTGCGACATACGCTCCATGCCGCCGGCATATTTCTCATTCCAGATGGCGGTCAGCGTCGACTCGATCGCCTTGGCATTGTTGTCGGCCACATCCCTGCGGGCACGGCCGGATGCATCCACCCAGTTGTAATAGATCTGATCGCCCTGCACGCTGGCCTTGATACCGAACTCTTTCAGCCGTTCGTTTTCGCCAGTCATGGCATCGGCCATGGCCTCCACGGCCTGCATCAGCGGCTTGCCCATGGCCGATGCTGTATTGCCGAGCGTCTGCATGGAGCCGTTGGTCGGGTCGATACCGTAGGCGCGGGCGCGTACATAAGCCTCTGTTACCTGGTCCAGTTCGTATGGGGTTTTTTTGGCGAACTCTGTCACCCACGACATTGCCCTGTTGGCCTTGGCCTGCGATCCCTCGATAGTCTCAAGCTGGATGCGGTAATTCTCGAAGCGGGCGGATGTGGCCACCACGGCACCCTCGACAGCCAGCAGGCCGGCCGCAGCGCCGACGCCCAGCTTGCCGACTGCCGCCATGCTCTCCCTGGCAGCTGCGGACACGCGCTTGAATGCCGCCTCCGCCTGCGAAGGATCGCCGGTGATAACGATTTTCACATCTTTTGCGGTTAATGCCGGCATGCCTCGCTCCTTATAATATCCATCAGCTCCAGCCATACGGGCGATTGATCTGCCCATCCGCCGGCTGTCGGCAGGTGACCGTGCCTATCCAGCCACCACCACGCCTTGAACACCTCGAAACACTCCTCGATGTCCAGCACCGGGCAGTGCGGAAAAACAAAGTCCAGATCGTGGACATAATCGCCCGGCACGCCACAGCGCGCCGGCTTCTCGGCTAGTCGGCCGCAGTCTGTGCAGTCTCGCTTTCCCCGGTGCCAGGCGACGGCACCGAAGCGGACTTTTTTCGGTATTCCTCGGAGACCAGCAGCTCATTGATCACAAGCGTCGAGACAGCCTTGAGAAGTGTGCGCGTGTCGGCATCGCCAACATCTGCGTGCAGGCCGATATGGCGCGGAACCAGTAGAGATCCATCCAGCTCCAGCTCGCTGATAAATTCCCGCAGCGCATAGAGCGCCACGGCCACTTGCGGCGCCTTCGATTTCAGGAAGATCCCCTGCAGCTCGGCAATATGCTCGGCCTGCACAAAACCGAGGCGGATGCGCAGATTCAGCTCCGGCGTCTCCAGCGGTGCGTCTTTTCTTTTGAGTAGCTTGAACTCCATGGCGTCAGTCCAGCGTGATCGAGTAGGCGTCGTCGCCGGTGTTGTCGTTCAGCTTGAATGAGATCTCGCGGTTGTTGAGGATGCCATCTTCCACCGGCGTCACGCTCTCGAACTGCGCCTTGGGCGCGTTGAACGTCACGCGGTTACCGGCGGAGCCGAACTGCGAATAGAGCGCCGCCTCGGTGAGCGCCAGCAGGCGCGTGTAGTCGGCGGACGTGGCGATCGAGCGCTTGGTCATCTTCACCACCGGGCGCTGCGATGCACCAGGAACCGTGAGCAGCGCGCCGATGTACTGCTTCACCTCGCCGCTGCCGCCGCGCTCGAATGAGTACGAACCGACCTCGGCGGCCACGGCGTTGTCGGTGATCACGTCGGTGCTGGATACCTTCACAGGGCTGGATGTCTGGTAGGTGATACCACCGGGCAGGGCCATATCTTGCGGCGCCACCCATGGCGCCACGATGGTGGCCTTGAATCGCATATATTCGCCGACCGGGAACTCGATCGAGAAGGCGCTGCACAGCGCGCCAACAAGCTTATAGAGCACGCCATCCTCATAATAGTAGAAGGTGGATGTCTGGCGGGCGGCATCAGGGCCGGTGGTGATCGGATCGAAAACCACGCTCACGCCGGCATTGTTGGTGATCGCGTGCTCCGCGCAGTAGGCGATCGGCGCCCAGTCAGGAGACACGCCGAGCGAGCCGGAGCCGCGAATATAGCCCTCTACTTCCAGCTGCTGGCCCTTGGCGTTCATACCAATGGAAAGTTCGTTCGCGGTCTGGCGAACCCCTTCGCGCTTGATCGCATCCACCATCGGCGACCACTTGGCCGAGATGATACGGATGGCATCGCTGCCAGGTGTCGGCACCGCATCGGTGTCCGGTGTGCTCTCGATCTTGCCGAGCAGCAGCTTCTTCAAAGTAGAAATGCTCATGCTTCACTCTCCTCGCTATTCGCTTGTTTTGCGCCTGATGGCTGGCGCGGCTGCAGCGCCGGCACCCGTTTTTCCTTGCCTGCAGCAATCTGCTCGGCTGCCTGTTCTTTCTTCTTTGCTGTCATAGCAGCACCTCCGGATCGGCTTCGCGCACGCTGTACTGCACCTCGAAGCGCATCGTGGCAGAGCCTGTTTTCATTTCGCTCTCGATGGAAAGATCGATCTCCGTTCCGAGCGGGCGGCAATCCAGCGCCTTTCCGCCGAGCGTCACATCCGCAGCCAGCGCCGCCTCGACCTCGGCGCAGATCGTGTCCAGATCGTCTTCGGCCGTGGCGGATTTCACCTTCGCAATCACCTCCACCTGCAGGCTGCGCAGGTGCTCGATCGGCTGGTGCGTGACGCGCTGCACATCCTCGGTTGTGGTGAATACGATCAGCGCCGGCACAGACGTGTTGAAAAGCGGCCACTTGTGCGCCGGAAAAACATTGTTGCCGGTGGTCGGCAGGCCGGTAAGCGCGGAAACAACTGCGGCGCGGATCTGATAGCGTGCGTGCGCCACGATTAAGCGCCTGTATTCAGGAAGCCCATGGCGAAGAAATAGCACTCCGTCATGGTCACGTTGCTGGGGTCTGTTTCATTGGTGACGAACACCTCGATGTAGTCGCCATTCACCATCTGGCAATCGGCATGGCAGGCCAGCGGAATCTCATCGCCGGTTGCCTTGAACAGCGCGGCTACCAGCGAGTCATCCATCGGCACGCCGTTCTTGGCGACCTTCACACCCAGGCGAACGTTGTTCGCGGCGGACTGCAGAGTGGCCGTGGCCACGATGTGAAAATGGCGCTGGATGTCGCCGGTGTATGTCAGGCGATTGTCGGCAACGGTAACCTTGTGATTGCTGGATCCGGCCTGAGAAGTGCCTGCCGCCTTCACATAGGTGCCAGGCGTGGCGATGGTGGTCGGAGCCGCCACCAGGCGCGAGAGCTTGCCGTGCGCAGTAAGGGTGGAGACCACATAGTCGCGCAGATCCTGCGGGCTGATATCGCCGGTTGTATTATCGGCGAGCAGGGCCAGCAAGGCTGTCAATGTACGTTCTGTATCTGCCACATCGCCTCCTTTAAGCGAAACCGGAAGAGAAGCCTGTCGAGAAGCCGCCGCCGGCCGCGATGCCGGTCACCAGCTCCAGCAGCAGCGCGATCATGCCGGTGCCGTCCGGCTGCTTGCTCTTCACCAGGTAGTGCGCATCGTTGCCGACCGCGCTTGCGCCTTCGGCAATGGATGCCACATCGGCCGCCGCACAGCGGAAAACCGGGTGCTCGCCCTCCATGCCGTTCACTTCCATATACTCATGATCGAAAATGCCGCGAACCGTCGAGCCACCGATCACGAAATCGGTGCCGAAATCCGGAAAAAATGCAGACAAATCCTCGGTGAACGTCATCTAATCCTCTCAGCTTCTCAGCTTCCCGAAACAGCCCTCGGCTGCTTTGAGAAGCTGCCCCGGCAAACCGGGGCAGATCCTCTCCCTGCTACTCGCTGCCGGAACCAGCCTCGGCGTCTGCCTTAGCTTTGGCCTCGGCGTCTGCAGCCTCCTCAGCTTCCAGCACCTTGACCAGCTCAGACCACAGCTTGTCGCGCTGCTTGCTGGTCACCTTCAAACCACCCACGCTTTCGAGAGCCTTCACATCCGGAAGGCCATCCTTGGTGCGGTGATCTTCATTTCCAGGATCAAGCTTGCCGAACGCCTCGCGGAACTCATCGAGAGATGGAACATGCTTATTACCACCAGCACGCGATTTCTTACCTTCACTCTTGGCAGCATCTTCTGCCAGATGCGCATGCACCTTCGGGATCTCGCCGTCATAACCAATCACCTGGCCGGCCTTGAACTGATTCGGGCCTATGAGACGGTACAAACCTTTTTTGCCATCAACAGGCTCAAGCTTATGCGCCCGGCCTTTAGCCTGCTTATCCGTCAACTTCACGATGCCGGAATGCAGAGTCACCAAACCAATCATCTCGTATGTTTTCATATTGATCTCCTGTGCTTCAGCTTTTCAAAACGGTTGCTTCGCTTTGAAAAGCCGCCCCGAAAGTCCGGGGCGACGTTTCTTATGCCAGCTGCGATTAGCTGAAGGTGGTCAGCACCGCCTTCTTCCAGTCGCCGTAGGCCACGGCGCGTTCGGTATCGATAGACACCAGACCCTCGCCATGCTTCTTGAAGTGTTCGGAATCATCCCAGAGCGTCTGCATGCGCATGCCGTTCATATCGAAGCCAGGCGATGCATTGTTCGGAACGCGCTGCTGGCGGATGATCGGCTTCTGCACACCCTGAGTTGAGATCAGTGCGAACTTCGTGGTCCAGCTCGACAGACGCGGAGTGGCCATCACGCGGAAGCGGAAGCTGTCCTGCTCCAGCAGCACGTTGGTGTCTCCACCGCCGACCTGCGACTGAGAAAGCGCCTTGAGACCTGAATCGAGCAATGGTGTGCCGCAGAGCACGATGAACTCATTCATGTTCTCATTGACATACTCGCCGCGATCATCCTTGAAACCGAGCATCTGCTCAGTGGCGGCAAGGATGGCATCGATCATCTCGGTGGCTGTCGGAGCTGTGGCAGTTGTTGCCGATGCGCCGATGTCGTTGCTCTGCGTGCCGGAATCACCCTCTGAGTGGTCGGTATCGAAGAAGAACTGCTCATCGTAGCAAGCTGTAGACTCAGCATTGACCAGCAGTGGTGCGATCAGGCCTGCCCAGTGCGACTGAGAGCGCTGCGCCAGCTCAGCCACGCGGATGCGAACCTGATCTGTCTTGTCGTAGAGAATGTGATTCTCAGGAATGGCCAGACCGCCCTGATACTTCACATTCTTCACGCTCCACTCGGTCTCGCGAAGCTGCGAGAACTGCTTCTCACCCTTCATCTCGGACAGCTGAGGCACCTGGCCGAGCCATGGATAATCTTCGCTATCCTGATCGGAACGGATCGGTGCGGTGGAAATAGCATCGATCCAGCTCTGACCGACAGACTGCATAAGCAGCTCGTAGAACATCGCCTGTACTGCGCGTTGTGTAATCATGATATATCTCCCTTTTACTCAGTTATCAGGCTTCAGTTGCCCAGGTGCCGACCTGCTCGGCCACAATCGGGCCATTGGCATCGCCAGTAATCAGCTTCACATAGTCACCGCGACGTGCAGTGGCCTTGGTATTGATGTGATCCTTGTTGTCGGCGCCTGGAAGATCAGGCCCCTGGATCTTATCGACAGCATCCGGCGATACATTCACCGCAACCGTGCCGAATGCGCCGCCGTTGAGGATGACGCAGTTCACCGGCGTAGCCACAGCAGGCATGGTGATGACCACCGCATCGGTATCGACCCAGAACAGCTTGCCGTTGTCCTGAATGTCCAGCGTTTTGTTGGCGCTGATTGTCTCGCGCACACCATAAGCCGCCCACGGATCGATCTGCTTCTCGGTATCGTACTTGACGATAACAACGCCGGATTCGACAAACGAATCTACAAAACCGATGAACGATGCACCCACAGGGCTGAACACGAATGTGTTGTCATCCGTTGCATATACAGGCTGATCAACATCGGTGATCACTGCGCCGGAAACAGACAGCTTGATCTTGCCGCGTGTTTTACAGCGCACATTAATCGCTGCGGCTACGCCGCTGGAGTTATCCGCCTTCAGTTCTGCAAAGCCGGCGAATGTATCGCCGCCAACAAGCGGGCGCGCATGGCCGGATGCATCGACCAGACCGACAGCGGCGCCCTGATAGATAATGTCCGATGCGATCACCGGGTGGTCGTGAATATCGCCCTGCAAATAGTCGCGAGGCGCATTGGCTGCCAGCGTAGTCATACCAGCACCGGCAATACTGAACAGCAGAGCACTGTCGGCGCTTACGCCAAGCTGCTCCATGGTGTATGCCGCAGCCGATGCATCAGCGCCTGCGAACAGAGCTACAACGGCAACCAGCGCAAAGGCTGCTGCAAAAGTTGTCAGAATCTTCTTCATCTCTTTTTCTCCTCTCTTATTTCAAGACTTTGCCGTGAGCTTTGCAGCCGGCAATGTAGGTATCGATGGAGCCGAACTCGGCGTGCAGCGCCTGATTCTTCGCCCAGTTGGCACGGGCCTGATCTTCGATCGAGCCTGATGCTGCTGAGACCTCACCCTCTTTATCCGGTGCCGGTGAAAAATCCGCCTGCGCATCCCTGGCATCGGCTTCATAATCGGCAGCAGCATCTGTGCGCTGCTTGCGCTCGGCATTCAGCACCTTCACCGCCGCCTGCTCGCCGGTGGTCTCGCCATCGAACATCATCGACTCGATCAGCGCCTCATGGCCCGGCATGCTCTGCGCCTTCACAGCCTGGATACGCGCGCGCTCTGCGGCCGCACCTGCAGCCATGCCATCCTTGCGACCTTCGGCAACCAGCGCCTCGGCCACATCCGGCGCCTGCTCTCGCACCGCCTCGACGGTCAACGCCTCGGCGGAGGCCGCAGGCTTTTTACTTTCATTTTCCTTGCTCATCTGCATCTCCTGTTGATCCGAGGCGAAAAACGGCGCAACACCGGCGGCGTCGGCCTCGTTGAGTTTGGCAATCAGCGCCTCCATGGTGGAAACACCGTCCACCAGGCCCGCTTCGATAGCCTGCTGGCCGATGAACAGACGCCCATCAGCCATATCTTCCAGCACCTTGTCCACGGAAACGCCGCGATTGCGGGCGACATCGCCGACAAAGATTGAATAGATGTAGTCCACGCTCTCCTGCAGATATGCCTTGCCATCATTCGAAAGCGGCTTGTAACTGGAATCGATGCGCTTGAACTTGCCGGCATAGATCTCGGTTGTCTTTCGACCGAGCTTCTCTTCTGCTTTCGAGACATCGATATGCGTGGTGACCACGCCGATGGAGCCGACATGGGTTGTGTTGTCCGTGATATACACTTCGGATGCGGCGCTTCCGAACCAGACAGCCGCCGAGGCCATCAAACCATCGGCCAGCGCCACGATCTTTTTCTCGCCGCGCGCGGCATAGATGGCGTCGGCCAGTGTCTGGGTGCCGTCCACGGTGCCGCCCGGTGAATCGATATGAAGCAGAATCGAGCGTGCCTCCGGATCATCCAGCGCCATATTCAGATCGCGCAATGCAGCCTCGGTGGATACACCGCCGGATATACGCGAGAAAAGGTTCATGCGCTTGGCAACCACGCCGTGCAGCTGAATGATCGCAACGCCGTCAACAACCTGATACGGTTTCGGCTCATTGTTCAGTGGGCGACCAATCGCCGCTTCGATAGCGGCAAGGTCGATCTTGTTGCCGCGCAGGTGCGTGGCATAGATCGCCTGAATCTCCAGCAGCTTCTCGGGCTGGATCGCCCACGGGGACGTAAAAATGTCGAGTATTTTACCGCTCATAGTTTGCAACCATGCGCGGCGGCGTGTCTCAAATTAAGGCGCGATTGAGACACCAGACAGGCCGCCTTAGCGTGCCGAGCGCATGGATACGCAGAAGCATCCAGGCTATTCATCCGCATCGCCTCCACCGTTTTCGCCGTCGGTACCGTTGCCATCTTCGCTTCCAGGCTCGCTTACACCTTCCTGCCCATCATCGGCCGCTTCTGCGGCGGCATCCTGCTCGGCGGCGAAGGCCTCGCCGGACTTGAGCGTGATCTGACGGCGCACCTTGCCGTCATCCTCCCAGGCCGATCTCACTTCTGCGGACATTTCAGGCAGCCCGGCGCGGGTGCGGAAGTGCTCCTCATCCTCAGGCTGCTGCGTGATGGCACCTGCACGGACGCCGACGCCATAGGCATCGACCTCCTGCTTGATATCGGCACCGGCAGAATCTCCGGATCCTTCGGACTCTCCAGCGTCGGAATCGCCTTCTTCCGCCTGCATTAGCTCGGCAAGCTCGGCATCGGATTCAGCCTGCAGGCGTCGCTCCTTCTTACGCTGCTTATGCTTGCTCTCCCATGGCTCACCATCGTGGAGGATCGATTCATCATCCAGTGTGCTGATCCCAAGCTCGACCCGATCTTTCGCTGCCTTAACAGCCTTTGCCTCATCGATAGCCCCTGGCGCATCGCCGATCCACTTAGATCCGCACCACGCGGCTCGAATCATTGGATCTGCAAAGAAGCCCGTGGCGCGGGTGTTACCTGCGGCGATATCCTCGGCAAGCCATGTTTCATAGCTTGGTTGGCAGAATTTTGAGACCATGAACCCGCGCCGCTTGCGAAAGACACGCCATGCAGCAAGCAGGGCGGCGCGAGCCGCCGAATAGCTGCTCTGGAAATGGTTCACCAGTACTTCGTATGGAATCTCAAGGCTCATACCGATCTGCCGCATCATGGCGGTTACAAACGGATCGAACTCACTATTCGGACGGCCTGGGCTGGCATCGCTCACATCTTCGCCAGGCAGCAGGTTAACCGCCTTGCCGGTATCTATATCGCCAGACCACTTCATCGCCGCGTTCAGGTAACTTTTCTGTGTTTCGTCATCCGAGAACAGATCCTGAAACGCTTCAGGGTCCATCTTGATGAACACAGCGAATGCAGCGGAAACCACGGCTGCACGCAGCTCGGCATCGGTATAATCCTCCAGCTGCTTCAGCTGCTCAATCACAGGAGCAAGATACGGCACGCCGCGCTTCTGACCTGGCCTGCGCGACTCGAACACATGTAGCACATTCAGACGGCCGGATCTCTCGCCGCGCACGCGCATCTTTTTCCATGTCAGCACGCCTCGATTGATGGCGCCAGGGTGAGTGTCGGTGTAGTGATAGAAAAGCGGCTGGCCGCGCTCGCCAACTTCAACACCACCGCTCATGCCCTTGCTGTCCGGCATCCAGTTTGGATTGGATACGCGATCGGCCTCCATAAGCTGCACCGCCAGCTTGAACGGCCAGCCAGGACGCTGCACCTGTAGAAGTGGCGCAAACACATCGCCGCTCTCAAGCATGGATAGAAAGGCTAGTGCCTGCAGCTCGTAGAAGTTATTGGTCTCCTCGGCATCGCAGAATTTGCTTTCTGCCCAGAGATTAAATCGGCGACGTGTGCGCTGCTCCCACGCCTCAAGATCCTCATCGCTCAGGCCAAACGCATCTTTCAGCACATCCCGGTGAACACGCGGATGCACAGACAGGCCAGTGCCTATAACATTCGTTAAGTTGATGTTGATCGCTGAAGTGGCCGGCGAGGAGTTACGGGCCAGCTCGCGGGAACGCGGGCGCAGATCCGGCAAGTCGAGATTGATATCAACCTCTGGCGATCCGGCTATCGGGTTGAAATTGCGGGTGGCAAGGCGCATACGACTGCCGCCCTTGTAGCCGCCGCCTGAAGCGGCCTTGCTCGCTCTCAACCTGCGCTTATATGGCAGCTTTTCCAGATCTGATCGAGACATCAGCGGCCACTCAGTGATACGGATATTGAGCGCCCGCGACCTGATGTCGAAGCATTCAGTGAGCGCACAATGTCGTTCCAATATACGATACCTTCGCGGATATCTTTCAGATCGGCTCGCGTGAGCGATCTATCCTTTATGGTGTAAGATTGCCCGGAAAGAACTGCGGTTTCTGCATCCAGATATTCCTGCAGCTTTGCTTCTGCTGTTGCGAGAGATAGTCCTGCCATGCGGCAGACGTTAGAAAGGGCGCTGTCTCAAATTAAGGCGGATTTGAGACATCCACTTAGTCGGCATCATCCTCCGCCAGCATCCGGTAGAGCGTTGCACGTGAGATACCACGCTCCTCTTTCATCGTCTTTGCCACGCCGTGCTTTTTCACCTTGTCACGAATGCGCTTGCGCTCATGCGGCCGGCGCTTCATATCCTTGGCTATGTGCAGCCGCTCGCCTCCCCAGTCGCGGCGGATGCCACGCTCGATCTCCAGCGCCCGCTCTTCGGATATCTCCGGAAACTCCTCACGAACACGCGCCAGGATATCCAGCACGATGTCGTTCTCCTCCCCTGAATCGATCACCCGCGCCTCCACCCTTTCAGCGAAATCTTGCCATCGGATACCGGCCCTGCCTTCACCTCTTCTGGCGCCGATGCGACAGCCTCGGCCTCGATGGGATTGGATGGACTTCCTGGTTCCAGCAGCACCTGCAGCCGCTCCCAGTATTGGCTGGTTTTCTGGCCGCGCCGATTCTTGCCGATGCGCACCAGCCGGTGGTCGCCGATTGCCCAGGCATAGACAGCAAGGTCGATCGGTTCGTTTCGCTTGTACTTGGCACCGAGCCGCACCACATATTTCTTCTTCTCTTCATCGTACACTTCAGCCAGAAGCCCGCTGTAGAACTCATCTGATAGCCCCTGCGCAAAGCGGAAGGAACGCTGCACGATCGCCACGTTGCCATCGCTGGCCAGCTTGCCGTAGATATAATCCTTGCAGACCTCGGTGCCGACATTCCACACATGATATCCGCCCTTGATCACCTTGCCCTTATTAGTTTTCTCGGTGTTCGATCCGGTCTGTGCGATCGGCCGGCCGAGGCGGGTGGTGGAACCCTGCACGGAAAACACCCGCACTTTGTGCGACGGCCTCATCACAAAATCGCGCACCTGTGCTGTGCGATGGCCGCGACTATCGACAGCCACAGCCACCGGCAGCATCTTCTTTCTCCATGCGTTGGTCAGCGGCCGGTGTATCTCCGCCTCCAGCTGATCCCACACCTCATCCTTGCTGGTGTCGCCGATGATCTGCCCGTGATCGATGATGGCATAGGTGTCATCCGGGCCCCACGCCATGCGCATATATTCCAGCCATGTGTCCTGTGTATCCACGCTCATGGTGATCACATAGAAGCCAGGCGGCACGGTACCGAGCTGGACGCCATCCTCCTCGGCCCGCTTCATCAGTTCCGCCTCTTTCACTTCGGCGTTTGTCGGCTTCCAAGTCTCCGCCAGGTTCGAGTTAACGAACACTTTCAGCAGCGCCTTGTCTTTGTGGATAGTGCGGAACTGGCCGACAAGCTCCAGCCAGCTCGGCCCCATGCCGAGCGGCACAGCCAGTGCGCTCACCTGATAACTGCGGTGATATTTCACCTCCGGCCGCTCAGGCTTCCAGTAGGCATCGCCGCCGTGGCCGCGCTCTTTCAGCAGCCCGTTTTTCATGTGCTCGGGTATCTCGCAGCCGCAATGCTCGCAGACATACCAAGCCTCGGTGAGCGCCTGATCGGCGAACACGTTCGACCATTTAAGATACTGGTACTCGCCGCAGTGCGGGCACTTGATATGATAGCGGCGCATATCGCCGCGCTCGAACTCGCGCGCGATCAGGCTGGCGCCCTCAACAGTCGGAGTGCTCGCCTTGAGGAACTTGCTGCGATTGACGAAAGCCTTCATGCGGGTGCGGCCAAGCTCCACGGGATTGCCCTCGGCGCCGACCTCCTCGGGGAATCGATCCAGATCATCCATCAGCACGGCCATCACGGATTTCTGCGCGTAGCTGTTCGGAGAGTTACCACCCGCAAGGAAAAGCACGCCACCAGGGAAATCGATGGCGGACTTGGAATAGGAAGCATCGCGCTTGCGGATGCCGCCGACGATATCGCGGATCACCGGCGTGTCGGTCAGCAGCGGGTTAAGCTTCTGTATTTTCCAGTTATCACGATCCTCAAGCGTCGGCATCAGCACCATCACAGGGCACGGCGCGTGATCCATGTAGTAGCCGATGGTGCCGATGAACGGCCCCTCGGTGACGCCGATCTGCGATGATTTCATCACCGTCACCTCACGCACCGGCGAATGCATGCTCATGCAATCCATGATCTCGCGCAGGATCGGGTTGCGATCCGTGCGCCAGCGGCCGGGCGCGGCTGATCCCTTGCTTGTCAGCACGCGGTGCGCATCGGCCCACTGGCTAACAGTGCGCCGCTCACGCGGTCGCATCGCCCTGGCCATCGACTGCAGCAGCACCTTCCGCCCGTCCGGCATCATGCTCATTTAAGCCCCACGAACCTACCTGCAATGCTGCAGCTGTGCAGAACTTCTGCATTGTTTTTCCCGTAAGCAATCAACACCGACGGAGCACCACTATTTGCATCAGCACGCACACCATTGCGATCATGGAAGTGAAGCCGCCCCTCGATAAAGAGGATCGCATCAGCATGGGGCCACACATACTTGAAAAACGTTCGAGTTTCTGTACGGGCGAAAGTCAGTGCGATTCCATTTCCGTGCTTAACCATACGATCCATCCATGGATTGATATGCGATCCGTATGGAGGGTTTAGCCAGACACGACCATCCCATTCATATAGCAGGCCATTATCTGAGAACTCATAGTGCCTAACCGCGGTATCCCATGGCCTTGGCGATGTACAAGCGCACGGGTCAAGATCAAATTCGCCAAGCGCTTTTATTATTTCAGGCGGAGTCAACCACTCATGCGTCTTAGCCTCATTACAATGATGCCCACCCATACCTTGGCCACCAGACAGTAGCGCCATCTGTCCACTTTCTGCCATCACTCCACCTCCGCCAGTTTCTGCAGGTTGTCCGCCATATCGTTCAGGATCTGCTCGAACGAATCGGCAAGGATTGAATCGATCACCACAGGATCGGACTCGCTGGCCAGCAGCTGCGAAAGGTGCGGCCGAAGATTTTCCAGAGATGTGCGGATGTGCGCGCCGGCATCCATGCCTCCGAGCCTCACGCGCTCAATCTCGCACACAGTCCCTTGCTCTCTCTCGAACTCAAGCTCGGCCTTCTTCGCCAGGAAATGCTCCTTTTTCGCACGGGCGCGCTGAAAGCTATGCTTGGCCTCCTCTGCCTCCGGAGCATCCGGCTCTTTCGGCGGCTTGCCTGATCGCTCCGCCGCATGACGATTGCTCACATCGTCGCGGTTCGGGTCTTTGGTCTTTTCGATCAGCCCAAGAGACTCCTTCACCAGCACACGCAGCTTGCGGCCTTCGCCTTCAGTGACCAGCCGATCGGCCTGCTTGAGCTGCGTCACATAGCTGCGCGACCAGCCCTGAGACTCGGCGAAATCTTTCTGAGTTAGCCTGTTTTCGTCAGTCATTGCCAATTGCCGCCATGATCCGCTGATAATACTGCACCTTGGCAATATCCAGATCGGATGCAGCAATCAGGGCATCCGGCCAGCCATTCGGATTTGAGTCTGTATCGACACCGTAATGCTCCTCTATCTCATCCATCAGATTGCCGACTGCAATCGTCACCTCATCGATGCGCTGGTTAATCCTCTTAATACTCATGCCGCCTCCCGCATCCGTGCTGCCTGCTTAATTTCATCCAGCCGCGCCTTCAGCGCTGCACTGCGATCCTTGCGCCACTCCCGATAGCCCTTCACGGCATCGCGCAGGGTTGGGAAGCGCTCGATGTCCATGATCGGATGGCCAAAGCAGCAAGGCCCGCCATCCACGGCACCACCATCTGCCACCTCGAACCAGTACGCCTTGCCGCAGTGCCGGCACTCCACGATGTTCATAACCAGATCACTCATAATCGCTAACCACACGATTAACGCCATGTCCAAGCGCAGCCTCCAACGCCTGGTAGTCATATTCGCACCATGATTCATCACCTGGAACGACACCCTTCCAAACTTTCCCAAGGGCAATAGCCAGTTGCGTTTTGCTCACATTATTCAGAGACCCATTAACAGCATTAGAACGCTTGGCTTGTTTCAATGCTCTCGCACATCCTCCAATACAAGCACCGCCATGCGCCGCCTCTTCCAGACATTCACCATTTCGACAACTCATGCCATCACCTCCGCCGTTTTCTTCATTTGCATCACAAAAACCACATGACGCAAACATCCAGCCTTTGGGAATAAAGGCTTTTGCGTTGTTTTCTTCATTTGCATCATTTTCCTATACACGCGCGATGCGGCTTGGTTGCCTCGCGGTAGTGGTATTGCTCTCTCGCGCATACGTGCGCGGATGGCGCAAACGACGCAAACGACGCAAAACACAAGCGCAGCAACGTTTGGCGCTGCGCGATATGGTGCAAACGATGGTGCAAACGATGCAAAAATGCGGACAGAATCAGCCACGGTATTCCTCCACTGCATCTCGGAAGGCGCGGATCTTCGGCGGCAACCACTGCAGCCAGGTCTGGTCTGCAGGGATCTGATCCTCCTCAGGTATCACGGACGTGATCACCTTGTTGCCCTTGCCTTTGCCGGCCGGTACAGGCTTGCGCTCCACGGCAATGCCATCCAGCGCGCGCAGCCGTGCCGAGAATTTGACCTTTGAATAGGCGAACTTTTCACCCTCATGCCGGCACCACTTCTCATAAAGCCGGTAGAGATCGGAGATGGCGCAGGTCTGGTACTCGATCGAATCCAGCTCGCCGCGCTGCCAGGAATCGATGAACCGATCCGGCGACTCTTTCGAGATCTCGATCAGGGCAGTGCGCGCCCGCGTCTGCATCGGCGGCGTGCCAGGATTGAAGTCGCCCAACTCCACATGGTTCAGCAGATGATCATGCAACGCCTCGATGCCGCCATTGCGGATCTCTTCCAGCACTTCGCGGTAGAACTCCGGCTCCCGTTTCTTCGGCGTCCAGATCGCCATGAAGCGGCGATCATCAGGCTCCAGCACCACCGGCTGCGCCTCATTGGATAGAAACACCAGGTTGATGTGGTTGCGCTCATCATGGGCGGCCACGTTTTTCGGGTTGATGCGGATCCAGTCGTCTGTGATCAGCGCCTTGATCTTGTTTTTCTGGTGGAATAGCTCCTGCCGCGCGATCACCTCATTGGCGATCAAAAAGAGCTTGCGGCCGGCCCAGTCGTTGAACCGATCCTCCAGATCAGCCTGGCCGACCACGCGGCCATACTCGCCATAGATGGCCATCACCGATTCAAAAAAGAGATTCTTGCCGACGCCCTGGCCACCATGCACCACTAGCGCCGTTTTCATCTTTGCGCCCGGGTGCTGGATAGGATAGGCCAGCCAGCGCAGCATCCACTTGTAAACATCGCGCGGCTTATCCTCGCCGCTGCACAGGAACTCCAGCAGCTCCAGCAGCTTCTCACAGCTTCCGCGCGTGTCCGGCGCTGTCGGCCATCCGCCCCACAGGTTGCACTTGATGTTCGGATCTGTTTCGGATGGATCGAAGCCGACCTCACAGAGCCGCACCACCTTGCGATCAAACCGGCTTTTCCATTCCCGCCATGCGTGATCCGGCATGATGTCCAGCACGCAGGACTTCGGCACCAGGGTGAACTCCTGATGATCGTACATCGTATCCTTCACCCCATAGACAAGCGAAAAGCGCTCGCATCCCTCATCCACACTAATAAATGATGCCAGAGCCTTCCCCCGCCCCCCTGTGCGCGCGTCCCGCGCGGACGCGGCTTCGCCGGCGGCACCAGCGGTGGGGAACTTGGCATCGATGGCGCGGCGGATCTGCGCGGCGACGGCCGGCAGCCCCTCTTCGATGTGCAGATCGTTAAAGTCTGTCAGCTTGCGGCCATCGCGCGCGGTAAACTGCGGCCAGATCCATTCTGCATAATCGATCGCCATCGTCGCCTTCATGGCCACGGTCACACCCGTGTTCTGCTTGCCGTGCGGCTGGCCGCAGTGCTCGCAATCAATCAGCGTGCGCGTGGTCGGATCTTTCTCCGGATTACTGGCCACCAGCGTCTGCTTTTTGCAGTCCTGATGCTGGCAGCGGCAGAGATAGTCATCATCGGCACAGATCAGCCAGCGCGCGCCGGGGAACTGCTTGGCCAGGTTCTGCAGGCATGGCAGCACGTTGTTTGCATTGAATACCACCACGGACGGCAGGCCGGT